AGTGAAAACATAATCCCCATCAGCCGGAACAGTGGCAACCATGCCGGGTATGGGAACAGGACTGTTAGATTCAAAATTATTGGAGCTGCTAAGAACCTCAACAAAAACCTTATTTAATGGCTCAGGTGTATGTAAGGATGGATCAAAAGCATTTACAAAATCTACAACATCCTGCTCATAGGCTGCATTTTGCGTCCCGTCAAAAAAAACATCGTATATAGGGTATTCACAGTCCTGATAGTCAACCTTATCAAAAGTATCTTTTAAAACTTCATTTAATAAAGGGACATTATCTTCTAAAACAGAAGTGGAGCTTAAGTTAATAGAATCCATTATACGCCAACCTTGTAAAATCTAATCCTGGCATCTTGTATGCCTTGAGTGCCACCATTGACAGCGCGGCTCTGCAACTTAAATTGTATACTCTCATTAGTAAACTGAATGTCTGCAAATCCTCCAACGGGCATCCGCATGTCATTATCTTTAGGCTCCAACTCTTGGACCGCCCCGAAAGGTACATTACTTTGATTTACAAGCCTAGCCGCAACGCTTCTCGAGGTGCTAGATTGATCTACTACAGCATGCCACTCAACATGATATAAACCCGTCAAAGTTGGGGTAGTCATGCTGACCCTTGTCTGCCAATTGGAAGAGCTTGTTGTATTTCTTGGTATATTCTCAACCGATTGATAATCTACAAAAAGCTGATCCTGAAGAGCTTGAATAGCTAAACTATTAGCAGCAATTAAAGCCGCGTTTGCTGCAATATCTGCATCATTTCCAGAAATAGCCAGCGCATTAGCTGCAATCGCTGAGGCATTGGCCGCTATGTCGGTATCATTAGCACTTATCGCCAAAGCATTGGCCGCAATGGCTGCAACATTGGCCGCAATGGCTGTGTCGTTGTCTGCAATCGCCAAAGCATTAGCCGCTATCGCTGCTGCATTATTAGCAATATCAGTGTCGTTATTACTTATGGCTAGCGCATTTGCTGCAATGTCATTCTCATTGTCACTAATAGCAATTGCATTAGCTGCAACCGCAGAAGTTAATGCTGCAATATCAGTATCATTGTTGCTTATAGCTAGAGAATTAGCGGCTATATTGGCCGCGTTTGCTGCAACTGCTGCGGCAAGTGCCTCTATATCCTCATTCCATGTACCATAAAGCCTTTCACCTATGCGACCATTTAATGTACCGTTTTCAGTCACTGTATAGGTTGAATGGTCATACTCTTGGATAAAGATAGTCGCGGTAGTACCAACACCTATATCAATGTTGCTCTTTGCGCTAGAAGACCTAATATTTAAAATTGAGCTTCCTGTGGACTCTATATCGCCTGATATTTGGCTTCCTCTATGGGTAATCGAAGCCGAACCGCTAGAAAATATAGCCTTACCATCAGGATGGTCTATTATAGAAATGTCTGAGTCTATCTCACCAGAAACACCCTTCAACCCAATAACGCCAGTATTCCCAGCATCCTCAAGCCTTGTTCCTGAAACGGCAAGTAAACAAGTAGAATCTTGATTAGCAAAGCATCCGTTATCTTTAGCCGCTGCAGACCTTCCGAACTCTATAGTTAAAACGTCAGTAGTCGTAGAATCATTATCTATACAGCAGTCGCCATAAGTAAACGCTTTCGTTTTGATGAATGTTGCGCCTGATAAACCCGTATGCTCAATACAAGTACCCTCTGTGGCCTGTATATTCTGCGTTGTAGCAACTGAAAAAAGAGAGGAGTCAATTTTTATAGCGCTAGCACCAGACATCATGTTACTGATCTCTTTTGTATCTATAGAAGAGTCTGTACCAAGATCAACAGAGGCGGCAATCGTGTCTGTTCTTGTGTTTGAATTAGGCTCGTTTATTTCTACATTGTCAGGAATAATCGCCGCCATTTCAACAAGATCGGCAGAGTCAGAAACAATAGAGACTCTCTCATTGGTGGCTGGCATCTTTGCCGATGCCCTAAGAACAGAAGTCGCCCTACTAGCCACTGCAGTTCCTTGTGTATCGCCTGAGTTGTTATCATCCCCATTGTCAGCTCTATATACTACCTTTGGCTGTTGAGCGTTGCGGGTCTCATAGACACCAGTACCGATAAATGTATTTCCCATTACGTCGCCGCCTGCGTTCCGCTGTTAAAATTAATATAAACCATTGTGGGCGTGTGGCACTGAAAAACAGGAACTATTACATAGGTATTCACGGGGGCGTCAACCGTAACACCTCCCGGTGTAACCTCGCTAAGGAAATACTGTTCATTCGGGGTATAGCCTGACAAATTGGCAAAGCCAGACGTTTGATAAATAAAAGTATCGCTATCCTCAATCTCAATAACCACACCCAAAACGCTAGAGGTGGCAGGGTTATTAGCCCTGCCTAGCTCAAATTGAAGAGTAACAGAATCATAGTAAATCACATCGCCTATAGAAAAACCGTGTGACAACTGAGGAACGGGAGGAGAAAAGTTAGGGTTAAGCCCCGACGGCGATGGGAAAACCTCTATCCCATTCACAAAAAGCTTTCCGTCAACCTCAAGACCGCCGTTTTCGGTCTCACCTAAAACAGTTACCTTGCGACCACCCACTATAGCACCGCCTGTATTAGACATTTAAACCACTGGAATATTACAAGTAATCATAACTTCGCAGTCTAACTCCGCGAAATCTGCAGAACCTAAAGCATAAGTAACCGCATCCGAAGCACCGCCAGATGTAGGATAAATGCCAGAGGGATCTGGTAAACCGGGAATGGTAACAGGACCACTAACACCACTCGCGGAAACATCAACCGAGGCCGCCAAAGCATTTCCCCCCCTAGATACTGTCACAGTCTTAGTGCCGCCTGTAGATTCAGGAGTAAACACCCTAATAAAACAGCGCTGTACAACAGAATTAGCCGGTAAAGTAATCGGTGTGCTTTGTGGCGATACGCTAGCAACCAATGAAGGCGTAAACGTGAAAGTTTGTATGCCCCAATCTGATCTGTTCGTATCCCCTGGCTTCGAACCTGGACGGCCTGCCGTGGAAACCTTTGAAAAACCTGCATCGCTCATAATTTTAACTCCTAGTCAACTAGATAAACTTCTAGTGAAACTTCGCAATCTAACTCTGCAAAGTCTGCAGAATCAAGAACATATTCTATATCGTCAGGCGCTCCATTAGGGTCTGGCGACCAACCCAAAGCCGTAGAACCAAAAATCTCCCCCGATACACCAACGGAATCAACATTTATACCGCTCAAAATAGCTCCGCCGCTAGACCTTGAAACGCTAAATATCTTTGATGATCCTGTTGACTCAGGCGTAAAAACTCGAATTAAAGCGCGGACAACGAATGAATTTGGCGGCAATGTCACACCAGAATACTGAGGTAGTGAAGAATCCACTAACTTTGGTGTAAATGTGTATGTTTTTATACTCCACTTAGCACGATTATCACCATATTTATTAGTGTAAGACGTGCTCATAGAATTAAATGTGGTAGGTCTAACCATATCAATCACCAAATAAAAGGAAAGCCCCCCGAAGGGGGCAATAACCTAAGCTACTTCACCAGAACCAAAGTACCCACGGAAATCAGTAACACCTACTGAAAAACGAGAGATACCTTTGTGACGGTAGTTTGAAGTACCGAAATCGTTGTCTGTATCGTCCATCTCTGAACGCTTAAAGAAGCAACCACCATTATCTACGTCTGTGCGAATAAACCAGTTATTCACATCACTTAAACGAGTAATAGTTTTATGACCGCCTGGCAAACGACCCATAGAAGCCATAGCATTGATTGCATTGTTAGCAGTATCATTTTGCAGGTAAGAGCCTAAGATACGCTGTGCAATGTATTCAAGATCAGGGGGTACAAACAAAGTTTGACCTTTGATATTGATGAATAAACCAGCATCATCTTTAAACTTCTTAATATTGATTAGCGCGTCCTCTAATGAACTTTCATTCAAACTAGAGGCAACAGTAAGCATATTTGCAAAAGTACCGCCCTTACCCAAAGCATGTGAAGTAGAGAAAATAGCCTCCCCATCCCATGTAGAGTAAGAAGCAGAGTTGTAACCATTATCAAACAAGTTAGCAGAAACCTGTTCTTTGGTATTCATTAAAGAACGACCAATAGAAGTGGCAGCCAAACGAGCTTCACTCAAATAAAGGTTATCGTCCATTGCTTCTTGGGTAATGGTTGTGCCAATACCGTAAGTAATGTGCTTGTAACGCTGCATTCCTACTTCACTAGAAGCATCATAGGTAATACCCTGACCCTCTGGTTTAATAGTAGCTAAGCCTAGATTCGCACGGATAACGTCCTCTTCATAAGCTTTACTAGACGATTTAACTGTTAAAAATTCTGAATACTCGGTCGGATGATCCGTGTACTCTCCCACCATTGCGTGGATGCCCTCTTGTAACTCCCGTTGAATGGAGCCTTGTGATGTAATTCCGCTCATGTCAAGTCTCCTTAGTTAACGCCAAGCGCGTTGCTATAAGCATCAAGATTCACACGAACAATCCATTTAGCGTTAGTAGAACTAGCACCAGTTTCATTGTCAGCGCGAGAGATGTATTTAACAAGTCGCAAAGGTAGAGTAGCAGTGTTAGCCGCTGTGGAAGAGTCAAGCTCCATTGTAGATACGCCAGTCAAAGTGTTGCCACTTTCAACAGTGAAGTCTACGTTGTTGCCCGTGTTAGTTGCAGGATCAATAGAACCACCGTCGCTATCTTCCTGAACTTCGTATTCAGCGTTTTTATCAGCTGGAAGAAAACCAACCTTTAGAGTATTGGCAGCGCGATAACGAGTATCCCAATCGCTGGCCTCATATTCAAAAGTTTGGATAGCGCCTGCCAGCTGCGCTGTAGATGCTGCGCCAGCAGCAAGAGTAACAACAGGCACTAAGCCGTATTGTTCAACCTCTACTTGATCGCCTGTGTACACAACCATAGAACCTTGGAAGGCAGGTGTGGCATCAGTAGCCACAAATGCAACAGCCTCTAATTTGGTATTAAAAGCTCCGGTGCTTTGGTTTTGTACTAAAGTAAACCCTCTAGGGGCGTCTAAATTAGCCATTTTTAAAAACCTTTCTATTTACCTAACTAGAAAGTTTAGCCTTCGTGTAACTCTCCTGAAATGCTCTCGGAAAAACCACGCTGACCATCCGGTAAGTTAGGTGCATAAGTTCCACCGCTAGTACCACTAGCAGCACCAGATTGATCTTTACCGTGTCTTAGGGCCTGAACAACCTCTTGTTTTTCGGCGTGTCGGAGTTCTTTTTCCTCTTCCCACATAGAGCGCGGGATTGCCATCAAAACCATATCTATTGAGTCAAGGTGCTTACCTTTTCCCGCAGGACGTGATACAACATCGCTTGTACTGGTTGCTGTGTTATCGGGAGACCAAACCCCTCCGATACCAACACCCTTACAAACTTCAGAGCCGGGATATTCGCCTAATATGCGCTCTATCTCGCCTCCCTCATTATTTATCCACTGAACTTCCCACTTTTCTGATGGGTATGCCCTTAGGACGCTTTCAGGAACGGAAGTTTTATTTCCTCTCCTAGCTCTACTTGATTGCTTCTTGTTTTCTTCTTTGGCAGAAGCTCTCGTAGACCGTTTTCTTGTGTTGGTAGAGGCTGTCATTATTTACCCTCCACCATGTTCTTAGCATAAGCATCTGCGCGTTTTTTTGCAGACTCCTTATCCTTCGCATTTTCAATAATACTATCATACATCGTTTTTTGACTGTTTGACAACCTACTTACGTAATTCACTTGAACTTTCTCCTTTGCTGGTGTGCTTATCTTTGGGGGGCTTCGCTTTTTCTTTGTCTGAGACAAGGACGCACTAACCTTTTCATGGGCATTATTAACAATTAAATTCAAAACAGAATCAGGTAGAAGCACATCTTTCCCTCCGGTAGCCTCTACTATTTGGTTATTTACCATCGCCTCTAGTGCTAGTGTAGCGGCCTCGTTATAAGAATCGGACTCCCTATTAAACGAGGGGTTCTCTATTCTAAAATTACGGAAAACAGAATGTTCTTGCTGTGGAACAGAAGCCTTTACAGTAGAAGCCTTTTGCCTCTCAATCTCTGCTGTCAAATCAGAGGCCGCTTTAGCATCCATATCTTCTATAGCAACATCTCTTTTGGCTTCAAGCTCAGCGATAGCGGCTGATACGGCCTGCTGTTTTTCCTCTTCGACAGTCTGAAGCAAAACATTTATGTTCTTGTTCATGTCTTCGAGCTGGCTACTTCTCTCCTTGTCTTTGCTAAAGGCGTCACGGTTTCTAAGGAATGCTCCATAATTAGAGTAATTAGGGTTTGTCGTATCTTTAGTGGGGTCCCAGCCTTCCTCTAAAGCTTGTCGATACTTCTCATCTTGTCCGAATAGCTCTAAATCAATATGCTCGTGGAACTCCTCTTTAATACCATCATAATTATGTGAAGGTGGTTGCTCTTCCTGTTGTAAATCCTCTGATTCGAGGGCTTCTGCTGCTTCTTCGCTCATGTTACCTCCTAGGGTATTAAGAACCGTCTCTGACCATTTCCACGCCTTCCTCTGGTACGCCTTGAATGTCGCCATCAGCGCACAAGTGATAGTGTGGTGCAGTGTCTGAATCTTCATCTTTAAATCGGTAAGTATTCCCCGCATATCTCTGATAGATAACCCTAGTGCCAGGCTTCAGAATCTCCCTATCAGCATCCCCGTAATCCTCTCCTGTGAAAGCAGCATCACCAACGGCAACCAGTATGCCCGTAACTTGTCCAGCCTGCCGCCTATTAAGCTCTCCCGCTGTGGCCATTATAATTCCACCAGACGTCCTGCTTTCTAAAATATCCTGCCTTACTACAACCCTGTACCCGGTTGGCTTAATTGGGCTTTTCATCTTTTTCAACCTCCACTGCATCATAAGAATAGAACATACCTTCAAAGTCTGAAAGCTGGTGAAGGAAGTTCCTGTTTAACTGAACAACCGAGTACATTACATCGAGCGGGTACTCCCTATTGAAACAGCCGCCAGAGCCGCAGGCCATTACAGCCTCATCGTCAAGGGTTCGCATAATTGAAAGGTATGTTTTTGTAGCAGGGTGCTGCAGCCAGTCGCTAAGCTGCTCCTGTGTTATTTGTGGGATTAACTCCGTACTCTCTAGCATCTTCGCTCTCTACTGTTGTTGATGATTCTTTATCTATCAAACTCATGTTTTGCTCTGCAATAGTCTTATCCGCTTCAGATAAGTTTTTAATCGTTGATGACTCCGTATTATCTATGTCAGATTCTAAAGTTGCTTGATCTCTAGCGGCTTTCATTGCTTTCTCTTTTACTGTGGCAATCTTAAGCTCTTTTTCTGCATTTATACGGCCTATCTCGGCTTCCATGTAAGCCTGGTTTGTCATGTCGCTTTGTGATGGCTGATTGTTGGGCTGTGGTAAAATACTGTCTATCTCACTAGTACCAATGCTCTCAAGCCAATTTTTCTCTGCTTCGTACACGTTATACAACTGAGGCATAGCTTGCGCTCTTTGGGCAATAGCCTCGGCTCTGGCCGCTCTTTCTTGGTCAGAACCCATCGACGGGTCTGCTGTAGGCTGTACATCGAAGCCCTCTTCAAAATCACCTTCCTTAGATACCTGCTCCCATGCAATAGACTCAGGTGGCAAAGGAGGCAACTGCCCCGCCTGACCTGCTGCCTGTTGTGCCCTCTCAAAAGCCTTTTGTGCCTCCTCTGGTATTTCAGGCTCCCAATCAAGTATTTCTATGTACTCCTCATTAGGCATATACCTATCGATTAAATCGTAGATTCTCTGAAACTCTGCCGACTGGCCAAAATAACATTGAGTCATAATAGCATTGGGTACTTTTAAAGCTTGCTGTAATCGCGCTAGGTAAAGGCTTGCGGCCTCTCCTTGGTTGGCGTCGATGTTCTGAGATAAGGTTGTGTAAGCTCTGACCTCTTCCTTAAGGTTTTCAAGAAGCTGGTACATGCCAGTACTAGGACCATTAAATGGCATTGTGAATACTTGATCTGATAGCTTGCCCTGTGTACCACCAGCATCAATCTTTGTCAGCTTCCCTAATATCATTTCATACTGGCCGCCTCTAGCCTTCCTAGCTATTGAGGAGTTAGAAGAGATAAAACCAGTGTTCGAAGCAAGATTCCCCAATGTTCCAGCGTCTAATAGTTGGCGCATCATTGTATTTAGGGTTTCGTATAAATCATACAAAAGCCAACCCCATCCGATAAAGATGGCGGGCTTTTCAAGGTCATTTAAAAAACCTGTTTGAGTAAAGAAATTTTCACCAGAAATCTTATAAACATCACCATCAATAGTAAGTACATCCTCCTCATCAAATCTAGGAACAATCCTTACTATAGTATCGTCATCCTCCCACCATGTAACAATATAAGGCTCTGCATATCCGTCACCGTCAAGGTCAAGCGTACAATGCGACTCAATGAATCTTAGATCCTCATCCACATCTGTGTTCACATTATCAGGAAGCGATATAGGCTCGAACTCACCAGAAACTACCTTGGAATTATAATCGTTGCGGGATAATGGGAATAAATGAGACTTACGCGGCGCAGAATCAAAAGAGACAGCATCATGATCATAGATTAATTTGTCTGCCGTAATCAGATAATCCTTAATCTCACCATCTTCATACCATTTCTTCTTGAAATACATCCCTATAATAGCGTTGTAGTTCAAAGCATAGGACATCCCCTCGCGCCATCCGTCAATACCAACCCTAAGCTGATAATTGATTGCACTTGCCACCCTGCTAGCCCTATCCTCTTTTTCTACAGATGGCTTTCCATAGGTGGCGCACTTGGCAATGTTCCTCTGGTTTACTATGTCTGGAAGGGTCCTAGACCAAAAATCTATTCCTGATTGTGCGAGATAGGGCATCATTACATTTGAAGCCCCAACAAAAGGAAAGGTTTTGTCCCCATCATCCCAATTCATTTGGGAGAGCTTTAATACTTTTGGGTGTTTCTTTAGGTACTTATCCATAGAAACAAGGTCAAGATTATAGCCTGAAGAAACCCTGTTCTTTACGTCAGATAACATCCCTTGCTGATCAACCCACGGAACAAGATTAGCCCCGTCTGCTGATTCACTAAGAATAGTCTTTAATTCTGTAGGTAGTGTTTCTTCGGTCATGTTAAACCTTAAGTTTTATCGGCGCTATCTTAGCTGTGAGTTTTTAATAATACAAGTTTACGCTGTAAAGACTCTTTAGAATGGTGAGAAGTAGCAACAGCTCTGTCGATTGTTCGGAGTAATTGATACCAGTGGAAAGCGCACCATACCTTTTGGCCGTCTTCGTATTTGAGTTGCTTGATAACCATCTTAGTATCCCGTTGTGCTTGAGCGCCCCTCGTGTGGCCTCTCTTCGTACCATTCCTCAGCAGGTACAGCAATAGCAACCTTGAAGAACATCATGATTAAATATCTTAAACAATCCATCAAGTGATCGTTTTCTTTTACTATCTTACCTTTCTCATCTCTTCGATACAAACGATACTCAGCCAAAGTGCTTTGACAATTACTGAATATCTTAAGCCTTCCACTAGCCATCCTCTGCCAAACTTCATAAATACCAGACTCAACCCTGTTATCGGCAAGCTGTAATATCATTCCAAGCTCTGTGTATATCTCCCATAAAGACTGACCATCCTTTTGGCTTCGCCCTCTGGCAGCAGGGTCAATAACCCCAGGTATCCAGTCACCTCTCCCCCTAAAAGCTTGGGCATGTATGGCCGGTTCTTCTTGCCCCATGTAATGTTCTGAGTAAATATAAATAACATCGTTATCAGGATCCAAGGCTCCCCATCCGCCCGCTGTTCTATTCCACCCAACGTCCATAGCGAAAGCTCTTGGAAAGTAATCAGGTATCTGGAAAGGCTCACATACTATCTTAGATTCTTCTATAGGATAGATTGCGCCACTGCCTAAGCTAGGAACACCTTTAGACCTAGCGTCTCTTAAGTGTGGCGGCGTAGCCTCTAAAAGCTCGCTCTTTGTCTTTTCGTCAAGATGAGGGACATCATCCCATCCNNCACACGTCACAAGATACTTGCTAGGACTAATCTCAGGCACTAGGCTTATACTCCTTAGGCAAGAAAGTCATAACCGTTTCACTCATGCCTTCAAGCGGGGTAAACGTAAGTATTGCTAGCCCGTTTGTGGTGGCTGTACGAATCAAAGCCTCTCCATATACAGACAATGGCGGCTCCTCATCGAACCAAACAAAATCTAAGCTAACGCCTTGGAATATCTTTCTACCCTGCTCATACGCTCTAAAGTACAAAGTCGATAACCCGCCAGATATGTGTTTAATCTTGATAGACTCCACCGCCTGAGGTACACCAGCTTTATTAAGCTTATCCCTGATTTTATTCCTAGGCATTAATCCATCACCCATATTCTCATAATCCCCCAATAAAGTAGCCTGCAAAATGTCTTTAGTCGTCTGGCTTGTGTCACCCGCCACCATTGCCCTGATAGGACCATCAAATACTCTTCCCTCCCACCACTCTGGATACTCACCAGTAAGATGGTAAACACACTCACATCCACCAGCTATGGTTTTACCTACCCTGTTACCAGCCATAAAGCATCGCTCTCGATACTCCAAGCCCGCATCAAAGAATTCTAAATGCTTAGGGTATAGCTCTTGTCTTAATGGACCTTCAGCAGGAAAAAAGGAATCAATAAGCCTTCCTTCAATGTACTTCTCCTCCGCTCGCAGAAGTTCCAGTATCTTCACCTGATCCTTCTCCGAGAGTCTCGACCAATCTTTTGAACTCAGAGTATCTTTCATCTGATGACATCTCGAATAGTGGGTTTTCTGGGTCTTGTGATATTTCAATAGCTTTTAGCTTAGGTGTCACAAACTCACCTATTTTCAACCATGCGTCTATAGAATCCTTTAAAGGCTTTAGATCATCTGCATCAATAGAAGCCGCATGAAGCCTTGTCGCTTGTTCTGCTGCCTTTATAATTGGGTCAAAGTCCTCTCCGTACATATCCTTTAACCGGTTTATTAAGAACTCTTTATTCTTATTCATTGCGTTCTTAGGTCTAGCCATAGTTTTTTACTAATAAGTAATTGTTTTATTTAGTGTTATAATATAACAAAACTTAGCGTTTAGCCCTCCAGTTAATAATCATTTGTCATTAAAGCCATTCTTCTTGGCCTCTTTCTTTCGGACAATGGATAGTTTTGTTATCTTGTCCATTGATTTCTTTACTGGGTTTTTTAGTACCCCGAATTTCTTTATGGTTACTTTAGTCATTGCTTTTTATCTCGACCTTTTTGAACACCTCTTTAAAGAATTCTTCCATGCTTGTACATTGGATGGTGTTCTCCCATTCTGGGTAAGGCTTTGGCCTGTAGTCATCTAGGTTGTGGATTGTGGCTGTCATTTATTCTTTACCCCCAAAGAGTGCTTACAGTCTTTATCCTTGCAGGGTATTGGATTGCCTTTGGGGTCTTGGCAGTATAGCTCCAGGATGGGTTTAGGCTTGCTTAGGTTTTCGCGCTTTGTTGACTTAGCCATGTATTCTCCCCTCTTAAGGATTCGCCATGTTGCTTTAGTTTTCGGTGTATG